CCGTGATCTTCCGTAAAAGTGCGCTTGGGGTTTTAAGGACGTCTCGGTATTACGGCGAGCATGGCCGATATGCCGACTTCCTGTCGGGCTGGGGATTCGATTTCCTGGTCCGTGTCGTTTCCTGACTACCCGGCGTCCGACTGGACGCTGACCTATACATTTCTGCACGACACCCTGCCGAAGTGGACCGTCACCGCGTCAGCGGATGGACCGTCCTTCCGTGTCACCATTCCCGCAGCGACCTCTGCCACATATGCCCCTGGTACTTACTATTTTGTGGCCGGGGTCTCAAACGGCAGCGAGCAACTGACGGTTGACGCGGGATATGTGACCGTTTTGCCGAACCCTGCCACCGCGACCACGCTAGATGCCCGCAGCCACGCGCAAAAAATGCTGGCGATCATCGAAGCCACGCTGGAAGGCCGGGCCACCTCGACCGAACTGGAAGTCGAACTGCAAGGCCGTCGCGTTCGCTATTACACGCCAGAAGAACTCATCAAGTGGCACTCGCACTACCGCATGCTCGTACTGTCGGAGCAACGCGCCTATGCGGTTTCGCGGGGGATGGGGACAAAGGCGAAAGTGCTGGTGCGGCTATGACGTTGATGCAGCGAGTCAAACGCTTCCTCGGATTTGCGCCGGTCAAGCGAGCGTATGACGGCGCAGCGGTCTCGCGGCTCACGGCCAATTGGACGACGCAAAATTATTCAGCGGACCATGAACTCTGGCAGCAATTGCGCGTGCTTCGCGCCCGCTGCCGCGAACTCGAACAAAACAATGACTATGTATCTCGCTATCTCGCGCTGCTCGATCAAAACGTGATCGGACCGTCAGGCATTGAGCTGGAATGCCGACTGAAAACGCAAGACGGCATGACGTTCAAGCGGTCTACGAACGAAGCAATCGAAGAAGCATTTGAGGCGTGGGGGAAGCGCGGGGTGTGCGATGTCACTGGGCAACTCTGCTGGTCGGATGTGCAGCGAATCGTCCTGCGAAGCATGGCCCGTGATGGCGAAGTCCTGATTCGGCTGGTGCGGAACTTCGACAACCCGTTCCTGTTTGCGGTGCAAGTGCTGGAAGCGGACTATCTGGATCTCGCCTATAACGTCGCGCAGTTGCCAAACGGCAACAACATACGGATGGGCGTCGAGCGGAACGAGTGGGGCCGTCCGGTGGCCTATCACCTCTTCCGGCAGCATCCAGGGGACTGGACCTCGGCTCAAACGCAGCAGCGGCGGGAACGAGTCAGCGCCGGAGACATTATTCATTGTTACGTCGTCAAACGGGCTGGTCAAAGTCGCGGGGTGCCGTGGATGGCTCCGGCGATGCGGCGGTTATCCATGCTCGGTGGGTATGAAGAAGCCGAACTGATTGCCGCACGAGTCGGGGCCTGTAAAGGTGGTTTCTACACGAGTCCGACCGGCGAGGAATATACCGGAGACGATGTGGACAGTCAGGGAAATCTGATCGAGGCCATTGAACCTGGAACCTTTGCCCAACTGCCCGAAGGCGTCACCTTCACGCCCTACGATCCCCAGCATCCAACGACCAGCTTTGGCATCTTCGTCAAGTCGATTTTGCGCGGCATTAGTTCCGGCCTGAATTGCTCCTATAACACGCTCGCTAGTGATCTTGAGGGCGTCAATTACAGCTCGATCCGACAGGGCGTGTTAGACGATCGAGACAATTTCCGCGTCACTCAGCAATTGATGATCGAACAGCTCTGCGAACCCGTCCTCAAGGCGTGGATCGATTACGCGATTTTGTCAGGACAACTCGACCTTCCCAGCTTTGACAGTGCGCGAGTGGTGGCCGCCTGCGAATGGCAAGCACGCGGCTGGCAGTGGGTCGATCCGCTGAAAGACATGGAAGCCGATACCGCCGCGATTAATGCAGGACTCAAGACCCGGACGCAATGCCTCGCGGAACGCGGTCTCGACATTGAGGATGTCTTTAGTCAGCTCGCGCAAGAACAGGAACTCGCGGCGGAATACGGGTTGAGCTTCGATGTCAAAAAACCCGATGTGACGCAGATGGATGCAGGCACTCCAAGCAGTAACAACACGGACGCTATTTCACAGCCACAGGTGACCAATGTCGACACTGAAAGCTCCGACACTCTATCGAACGCTTAATCTTGACCGCTCGGCGATTAACGCCGATGCGCGGACCGTCGCGCTCTCGTTTTCCAGTGAAGCGCCTGTTGAACGCTTTTTTGGCACCGAAGTCCTCGATCATTCTCCTGCCGCTGTGCGTATGGGCCGCCTGCAACGGGCGGCCCCGTTGCTGCTCGACCACAACCCCGAACAACAGATCGGCGTGATTGAGTCGGCGTCCATTGCCAATGGGCGCGGGGAGGCGGTGGTGCGGTTCAGTCGGTCGGCACTGGGCCAAGAAGTGTTTCAGGACGTACAGGATGGGATTCGTCAAAACGTAAGCGTGGGGTATCAGATCCACGAAATGACGCAGACAGGGGACAAACAATACCGGGCGACCGATTGGGAACCCCTTGAGGTTAGCCTCGTCGCAATTCCCGCAGATAATTCTGTCGGGGTTGGACGACATCACGACGAGCCGCATGAGATTCGCGTGCTCGACACACCAAAGGAGATGGATATGTCTGAGAAGGTCGAAATGAAGGAAGAAGTGAAGCCGGTGAAGATGGAAGTCTACACCGATGAAGCGCGGATGTCTGAGCGCATGCGGGTCCGTGAACTGCTGACCCTTGGCGACAAGTTCGAGTGTCGTGAACTGGCGCAGAAGGCGGTGGAGGACGGAACCAGCGTGGTCGATTTCAAGGGTCTGGTGTTGGAGACCCGTGGCAAGGCCAAGCCGGTAGTAGAGTCCCCCGCGATCGGCATGAGCGACAAGGATGTCCGCGAGTTCTCTTTCGTCCGTGCGATCAATTCGCTCGCCTCTGGCAAGGGTCTGGACCTCGCCCCGTTTGAAAAGGAAGTCAGCGAAGCCACGGGCCAGCGGATGCGGAAGCAGTCGTCAGGGTTCTTGGTGCCGATGGATGTGATGACCAGAGACCTGGTGAAAAATACCGCAGCGGACGGCGGATATACCGTCGCAACCAACCTGTTAGCGGGCAGCTTCATTGAACTGCTTCGCAACAAAATGATGGTTCGGCAGATGGGTGCCACCATTATGGGCGGATTGGTTGGGGATGTGGCCATCCCGAAGCAGACGGGCGGGGCCTCTGCGTATTGGGTCAGCGAAGGCAATGCCCCGACTGAAAGTAAGCAGGCGTTCGGACAGTTGACCATGACCCCTAAAACAGTCGGCGGCTATACCGACATCAGCCGCAAGCTGATGTTGCAGTCGTCCATCGATGTGGAGGCGTTTGTCCGTAACGACCTGGCGCTGATCCTGGCCTTGGCGATTGATAAAGCCGCCATCAATGGCAAGTCTGCCAACGGTGAGCCAACGGGCATCCTGAATACGACAGGCATCGGCAGCGTGGTTGGTGGCAATAACGGTGCGGCTCCGTCCTGGGCCAACATGGTCGATCTCGAAACGCAGGTAGCTGCCGCCAATGCTGACATGGGTTCGCTTGGTTACCTGACTAACCCGAAGGTGCGCGGGAAACTCAAAGTTACCGCAAAGGCGGGAACCTATCCGACCTTTGTGTGGGAAAACGGCACGGTCAACGGCTATCGCGCCGAAGCCACCAATCAGGTGCCGTCGGATCTCGATAAAGGCACCTCGACGGGCGTGTGTTCAGCCATCATCTTCGGCAACTTTGCCGATCTGGTGATTGCGGAATGGGGTGCGCTGGACGTCCTCGTCGATCCGTTCACGGGTGGGGCCGCTGGCACGACCCGCGTGCGATGCCTCCAAGATATTGACCTCGGCATTCGGCACGCGGGATCGTTCGCCGCGATGGTGGACGCTCTGACGGCGTAAGACTAGGGGCGGGGCTGGTGACTGCGTAGCGGGAGCCAGCCCCACACATTATGACGCTTGAAATTCTGAAAGCCTGTTTTGCTGAGTCCAAGCCCTTTGGCATCGGGGATCGTGTCGTGGTGCCCGATGAGTTAAGCGATCACGCGGCACGAGAACTGCTGGCGATTGGGCGGGCCGTCTTGGTGGCTGATGCGGTACACGCACCGGCATCGGTTGCCCCCAGTGAACCTGCTTACAAACCGCGACGGAAAAAGGTGAACGCATGATCGGCATTGCTGAAAACATTGTGTCTACGTCGATGATTGCCCCGGATGCCTACACTGCGACCGAAACGGGGGATGGCATCGATGTGCGTGACTATGAAGGCGTCTGCAAGCTGACGGTGTGGTGTGGGGCAGTCAGTGGGGATGCGCCGACGCTCGATGTCACGATTGAACAGTCAGATGATGACGTGACGTATGCACCTGTCCTGACGTTTGCCACGATCACCGAAGCAGGCGCACCCGTGTCCAAGCATGTGACGATCGATGGCCTGAAACGATATGTGCGGGCGGTCGGGACCATCGATGGCACGACGCCCTCGTATACGTTTGGCGTGCTTTTTCAAGGGCAGAAGAAATTCTAATGGCGCAACCGTTCGACAGCCTCGGCGAGTGGGTCACCTATTACGCTTACGGCGGCAGCCTGAAGACGTTCAAGGCGTTAGTCGAGCGCAAGCCGTCTCAAGTGCAAAGCGCGGGGGGCTATGCCTACGCCGCGAATGTACTGGACGTGTTTCTGCCGCGTGATGCGGCGGCAGGGGTGCTGGCAGTTCGGGAGCGGATGGACAAGATGCGGTTTAAGCGCAACCTGAGCGATGCACAAGACACCGAATGGACGGTGACGAAAGTCATGGGCGAAGACGCGGGGATTGCGGGGCTGGGTGGGATGTACCACATACAGGTGCAAGCGTAAATGCCAACCGTCACGCCCATCAATTTTGACGAACTCAAGCAGGCGTTTGACGATGCGCCGGTTGAAACGGCGCGGTTTGTCAAAACTGAACTGGGTCGGTTTGCCAAGCGGGTGCGCCGCAAGACGATTAATCAGCACATGAAGGGACGGCCTGGGATTGCGGGCGGCAAGTTCGCCAAGGGTAAGAACATCCAGGGCTTCGTCACGGGTACGGATCTCACCTCGCTGAAGGCCGTGAGCAAGATCAGCCGCGTGCTGCGTATCCATGAAGAGGGCGGAACGATTACGCCTAAGCAGGGCGGCTTCTTATTTCTCAGCAAGAAGAACGGCGTGGCTGGCAAGGGCCGAATCTTTGCGCGGGTCCGGTCCGTCACCATTCCGGCGCGGTTGCATTTTCAAGAGACCTGGACGGCGGAAATTCCTGACGGCACCAAGCGCGTAAGCGATGCGATGGAACGAGCCATGCGCGTGGCGCTGGAACGACGCATGAAGGCGATTACGTCAACCGTGTCATCCCTGACGGGGGTGTGATGGCTGACAGCATCCGCGAACACATTATGCAACACCTGCAAACCACGCTTCAGGGGATCACCGTTGACCAGGGATTTTCCCATACCTTGAGCGCCGTTGAGCGGGTCTTGCAGCGGGGACAGTCGAGTCAGCCGCCGATGGCCTATGTGCTGGAAGGCGACGACGAGGCCACGGAAGGGCCGAGCCATTTGGTAAGCCGCACTTTGTCGGTCGGGGTCGTGCTGGTGGTGCGACAAGACGACGCCGAAGACAGCCGATCCGCAAGCGAAGCCATGAATGCGCTGATCGCAGATTGTCAGAACGCGATTGCGGCTGATCCGCAACGCGGGGGCTATGCAGTCGATACTAAGGAAATCAGTGTGAGTCCGATTCAACTTGAAGATGGCGTGCCG